GCATCAAAGTGATGTGTACCTGTAAACAAGTTACACCAATTAAGAACTTCCCCCTCTTTTAGTCTTGACTCAAAATCTGTAACATCATACAGATTCCTTTTCTTTTCTCTTAGTCTTTTATCATCTAGCTTTAGACTTATATAAGCCATTGTCATCAATAGAGATATTACTCCATAGACTACAAAGCCTAGATAGATTATTTCTTGAATTAACATAATTAATTCCCCTTTCTTTTTTACATATTATATATAAAAAACTTTTTTAGCTAACTTGATCAAAGCCACAATCTTTACAATAGTACCAATTAAACTCTGTACCTCTATCACTAATTTCAGTACCCATTTCAAGTCTAGGACACTCACATTCTTCTAATGCAACTTTGTATGTATACCCATCACAATCAGTAAAATAAGTTTTAGTTACTTTTTCTTTAGTCTTTGGCATTTTTAATTCCCCTTTATTATATATTATATATAAAAACTTTTTTAATTATTGCAAATACAATGTTTATTGTGTTCTAAAAACATACATTTTTTTTCTATATTGTTTTTACATTGTTCTTTAATAATATCTGCAAATCTACCTGTAGAACAACCATCCTCACAAACAACAAGTCTTTTACCAAAAGTTGTGTCATAGTAAGTTTTCATCTTCATTTTTTATTCCCCTTTATTACTTATATAACTAATATAATAAAAATTTGTCACACTGTCAAGCATCTAAATGAATAATAGATTGCTCTTGAGCTCCCTAATAAGCTCAAGAGCTATCAGTTAATCTTAAGTAAGGTGTTGCTAGTGCTTACCCTGTGTCACTCCCTCCCAAAACCAGAATGAACTCTATTTAGTGAACATTTAAATATGTGAAGTAATAGGCTCTAACCCTAGTTTGTGATGGTCTAGCTAATCCACTTTGTTAATCTCTTAATCAAATATCTTTTTCCTAAGAGCTAGAAAAATATTTTGTATGTATTGAACACTATAAACAACTACTAGGACAATAAGTTAAAAAGCAGTTATAAATTATTTTTCCCAGATTATTTTATTACTAGGAATTTCTGTAATTTTAATTAACTCTCTTTGTTCATAACAATCAAAATTTTCATCATACCTAAAACCTACCAATTGCCAATGCTCTTGAAAAGAGATGTTTTTACTCATCCCTTTTCAAGTTAGCTAGTTTAATAAGATCCAATCTAAGATCTTTTATTGTTTTGTTGGTTAAAGCTAGTTGCCTATTTTCTAGCTCTTGTTGTATTAATGATGAGTGATGTTTTAAATCATCATCAGTCATTAATAAATAATTGTTAAGTTGTTGAACTATTTTTTTCATATTCACCCCCATATAATTATCAATAATTGTTTTTACAGCTAAGGGGCAAGAAAAGAACATATAAATTATTTTGTGTTCCAAGCCTAAGTTATAATGGTATTGGCTCTGGTAGATTAATTAAAATATACTTAACCCCTTTTGTATATTATGTATGTAGCCTCCACCAGAGCCATCTTTTTAAATAAATAAAAAATTAAAGTTTTTTTCTAAAAAAGGTCAGAATTGCAAAAAGCCGATGTATAAGATATATATATAGAGAAAAAATCCTAAAAGGGGATTTCTAAAATTAAGGAAATAAAAATGGAAGAACTAAAAGAAAATTTGGAAGGTGTAAGTACATCTATTGAACAAGCAATATTTAATTTAAAAGATACTAAATATGCTGATGATCAAGAAATAAAAAGAATGATGGCTACTATTAACAATACAGTAGGTTACATAATTGACTACATAGAAGAATAACTAAAATAATTAAACCTGTATCTATGTAAATGGAACTAGGTTAAAAAAAGAGGAGTTACAAAACTCCTCTTTTTTATTTTCAGATCCTGAAAGATGCTATTGCTAGTTATCCCTCAAGTTCTAGATTATGAATAAAAACAATCTACTCTTAGTTTAGCTTACTTTTTTCTTTGCATAGGTCTTTAATAAAGACATTACAGCAGCTCCACCACTTAATGCAGCTATCTCTAAGTTAGAAATATCAATACCTAAAGCAGGTGTTATAACTAATGCAGAAGTTGCTGCCTCTATAAAAGTCCATATACATCTCTCTAATAAGTCTTTTAATTCATCTGACATACTATTCCTCTTCTTTCATCTTTGCTTGTACTTTTTTAAACTGTGTGCATTTCTTATTAATGCAGACAAAAGCATTATTAATTAATTCTAATGATTCCATACAGGAATGACATTTTGATCTCATGTTATTATTGAGCTTGTAAGCCTTTAAGAATGATTGTTTGCCTTAATGCTTTAACTTCTGTTTTTAAACTTTTAATCTCTGTTGATAGTATGTCCATAATATCCTCCTGTGCTTTTGTAACTTGTGGAATGTTCATAACATGATCTTTAGACTTGTTATCTATAATTTCTCCATCATAATCTATATAAGTTGCTGTAACAGGATCTCCTCTAAGTATTGCACCTGCTATATCTGGATAAATTTCCTTATAAGCAACTGTAGAGCTTCCTATAAAATTATCTTGTGAAGTTTTCCCAACAAGTAAGCATCCTGCTGTGTCATCATCATCATTTCCAATATGCCATAAAATATATTCAAAGCCCTTAACATCATCTACATGAATCATACCTTGATGAAAACTTCCAAATTTAGCTTTATATCTTGAGTGAAAACCACCCTCATTTCTGAGTGAAAGATTATAAGTACCTGCAGGGATTCTTGTTTCTCCCCATACTTTTTGTGTTTGTGCTTGATCCTCTAAGGTGTAGCATAGAAATTTTCTTTTATTGTTGCTCACATCAAATAGGATTCCAGAAGTGAAATCATCTGAGCTGTTGAATCTTAATATCTCAAGTTTCATATTTACCTTATAACCTTAATATAGTCCCATTTCTCTTCTCCTCCAATTACTAGAGTTAGCATTCCTGCCCTTGATTTGTCCCCTTTAGTGTTTTCAAACCACTCAGAGCCTGAATCTAGTGTTGGAGCTTGTACTATAAGCCTATCTGAACTCTCATAAGCTGAAAAATAATGATAATGTCCATGTAATAAAATATCAGAATCAGCAATATTAGATCTTGAAAATGCTTGATCTGATAGCCATTTTCTTGCTTTAGCTTGACTGTTAATTCCTGATCTCATCTGGTGTCCATGTAAAATTGTGGTTACTACCCCAGATACATCAAAAGTTAAAGATAGTTCATTCTCTGGAATAATAAAATCTAGTATATCTTTGTATGCAGGAGCTTCTTTAAATATCTCTTGTAACTCTTCTGCCAACATAACATCTTTATTATCTCCAAAAGTTGTATAGGCTTTGCCATTTTTTCTTTGCTCTCCATGATTACCCCCACAAAAAGCAACTAATCCTCTCTTAAATAGAGGCATTATCTCTTTGATTAATGTATAAATCATTCTCCTAGCTACTTTTTGCTGTTGTCTATCATCTAATTCAGTCTGAAACTCTTGCATGGCATAATGTCCACTACAGCCCTCAACTAGATCTCCTAGCCCTGCAAACAGCACCTGATCTATAGTTTCATGCTTCTGCAACTCTTTAACTTGCTTTTTTATCTTAGGTATATAGCTTATAAATCTCTCTATAGATTCCTCTGTCCCCCCTTTCCCAATTTGAAAATCTGCCAAAGCTATTGTAAATGTTTTAGTGTTTTTAGTTACTTTTTGTTTAGGTATTGGCTTTTTCTTACTAGCTAACTGTAAGAGATTCTTAAAGTCCTCATCAGGCATGTAAACTTCATCAGATACAATCTTAGCTTTAAAGTAATAGAGCCTTTCTATTTGCCCCATTCCTGCATTGACATCCCAAAATCTTATCTCTGCAGTATTTTCAACAACTCTATAATTACCTGCATCAACACCAAAATAAGACTCTAACTGCTCTTGCCAATCAACATTGTTTGATGGCTGTGGCTTAGATACTATCTCTCCTGATTTAGTCTTTTCTGAGTAGTAAACACTAGGCTCAAAGCCTTTAGGATGATTGATTTTATCTTTTTTATGTGTAGATTTAGAGGATCTTGTTTGTGCAAATTTATCTAATGAATCCATGTCTATAATCCTTAAAATATCTTCTTACTGTATTGTAATTGAGATGTTCAAATTCTTTATGATTAAAGACTAAATATTGAGCTGCAACTGTATCTGAAATAAACTTTTCTTGTGCTTCTTTAGCTACTTTAAGGAATATTTCTTTGGCTTTCTCATCTTTTAAGATAAAATTCTTATGAGAAAATTGAGCTGTGTGTTTAAATCCCTGTTTTTCTGAAAATTGCTCT